TATTCTTGGATTATCCAGACCTACCAGATGGCCGTAAATGTATTAAATGTGGAATAGATTGGAATAAAGCTCATCCCGAAGTGATTATCATATCAGGTCCAATTACTGCTGATTCTAGCTGGATTAGAGATAGGTTTGTTAAGCCATAATGCCTAACTACGTAGGAGGAATAGGACCATTAAAGCCGGAATTAATGGCAATTGGAGAAGCTCCTGGCCAGAACGAAAATGCTCAAGGAATTCCATTTGTAGGCGCTAGTGGTGAGATGATTAATGAATGTTTTAGAAAAGCAAATATTAGACGTTCTGAAGTCTATATTACTAATGTAGTTAAGTATCAGCCGCCGTTCAATGATTTTACCAAGCTGCATCTAATAGATGTTAATCTCGCAGACTCGATTAAGAGTCTATGGGAAGAAGAAATTAATGCTAGAAAACCTAAATGTATTTTAGCTATTGGAGATGAAGCATTACAAGCCGTTACTGGATTTAGTGGAATACTGAAGTACCGTGGTAGCATATTAACGGCGAAGGATGGTGTAACTAAATGTGTTCCAACTATACATCCAGCCGCTCTGTTCAATAGAGGTGATAGAGGTGGACTTGAGTACACGTATATCAAACTTATTGAACATGATATCACAAGAGCTGTTGAAGAATCCAAAACTAGACAGCTATGTTTACCAGATAGACAACTTGATGTATGTCACAGTTCATTGGACTTGTACAGATTCTTCGATAAGTACAAACACTTGGATAAGGCAACGACTGACATCGAATCAATTAACTGCATTCCTGTATGCGTCGGTTTTGCATTCAATAAATCGCATGCCATATCGGTGCCACTACTTAAGTCCATCGGGAAGCATAAGCTTACTGATATGGGAGACCACGAATTAGATGAAATCTGGAGATTAATAGATGTCCAATTACGACGACTTAAACTCATTGGTCAGAATATTAAATATGATGAGTTCAAACTTGGCAGGATTGGCTTTGAACTCCCAAACGTATACAGCGATACACTTATCAAAACAAGAGTTATATTTCCAGAGTTACCGAAGAAATCTCTCGACGTTCAGAGTTCGTTGTGGACACGAGAGCCGTACTACAAAGAAGATGGTAAAGAAGAAAAGATAGGTAAGAAGTTTGATGTTGAGAAATTTTTCAGGTATAATGCTAGAGACTGTGCTGTTACGTTTGAGATAGATGAAGTACAAGAACAGGATTTGATAGATCTCGGAGATAAGTATCATGTAGACTTAGAAAGTTATTACTACAATTACATGATGCGTAAGCATAAGTTCTATCTAAAGATGGAGAACAACGGCTTTCGTGTAGATATGGCTAAGAAGAGAGAGTTAGCCAAGAGATACACTGAGCTAGCTAAAGTTCAACATGATAAGATAACAGAGCTTGTAGGACATGAAGTAAATGTAAATAGCTATCCTCAGATGTTCAACTTATTATATAAAGAGATGAAATTTAAATACATGAAGAGAAATCCTACATCTGAAGATACAATGGTAGCGTTATTAGGTAATCATGCCAAGACAAAAGAGAAAAAGGATATTCTCACCAATGTACTTGAAGAGAGACGAATCAGAACACAAAAAAGTAGATATATCAATTTCAATCCTGATTACGATGGAAGGTGTAAATCTTCTTTCAACATATCAGCAACAGAAACTTGCAGAAGCAGTACTAGCATTCTCAAGAAGCCTATCAGGCCAAAAAAGATTGGGCTTGCATTCCATACAATATCTAAACATGGGAGACTGGCAAAGGATATTAGGAGCATGTTCATTCCGGATAACGGAACAGTCTTTATTTCAGCGGATAGTTCACAGGCTGAAGCTAGAGTAGTAGCCGTTCTGAGTGAAGATTGGGAACTATTAGAAGCATTTGATAAAGTTGATATACATCGGCGTACTGCCGGCTTAATATTCTCTTATACTCGTGAGTTGATATTGTCAACAAGTCATTTACCAGTAGTTGATATATTAGAGAAAGATGGACCAGAACGATTTTGTGGAAAGAAGACAAGACATGCAGGCAACTATGACATGGGCAAGAATCGGTTTATGGTTGAGTTTAATACTGATGCTCAGAAGTTTGATATTAATATGTCTATTTCTGAGTGGCGTGCTGGTCAAATGCTTGATTTATTCCACGCGGCTTCTCCAAAGATTAAGCATAAGTTTCACCAGGATATTAAGGACTGTCTCGAATCAACCAGAGCCATTATTGATCCGTTTGGAGGTATACGTATATTTAATGGAAGGATGGATGATGAATTATATAAAGAGGGATATGCAAATATACCGCAAAGAACTGTGGCACATCTTGTACAGGGAGCGGCTATCAAAATCGATGAGGAGTTAAATGGCGATAAAGCTGTTATGTGGTTAAGTGAGAATCATGATAGCTTAATCATGCAAGTTCCAGCCGCTAACTGGGAACCATACGCTAGGCTAATGAAGAAGCATTTTGTGGCACCAATAGACTTCTCAATTCACTGTAGTTTGAAGCGAGATTATACATTAGTCATTCCATGTGATATAGAATTCTCAGATACGAATTATGCGGATATGCACAAGGTGAAGATATGACTAGGATAGTTGATTATGAGTATAAATGTTTTAATGATTGTATACAAACTGGTTGTCCAGGCCATAAAATGCAAATTATATATGAGACTGTATCTGATATGGTAAGTCTAGTGACATTAGGGCATAAGGATAAGAATGGTGAATGGTCTAATAGTAGAACAGAAGTCTTTGATAGGAATGAAATTAGATCATTAACTAGGGCTTGGCAAGAATTATGGGATAAAATATGAAAACTCTAATTTTTGCATTGATTCTATCAACCACAGTCCTATGTCAGAACAAGATTAGCCAAGAAACTTACAATGGACTAGTCTCACGTCAATACAAGTATGTTCCAGTCTATAACGAACAACCTAGAGTATTCATCATAGAACAGCATAGACAAGACATTTCAAGCGCCGGCTGGGATTGGCCATATAATTCAACGTACAATCAGTATTACTTTAATCGCTATTACACAAGAGGATTTTTTAACTATGATCTGTTTAATTGCCGGAGATGTTCACGAAGCAGAGACTTGGGCGCATTCTCAGTTTCTAGCACGAAGCGAATGGTTCTTCCCAGAAGATGAAGATGATTTAAGAACACGTATCAATTTCCATGTTCTAGTCATTGGCTCTGCTGGACATAACGTACCACCATTATACTTCAATAAAATCTATGCATTAGCACAAATGCGTGGAAGAATTGGACGTATATAAGATGATGATTGAAGTGACACAAGATGAATTGTTATTAATAGTCAATGCATTAACGACTGGACAATTTCCAATACAACAACATAATTATGTATATAGATTAGTTACTAGACTGAGAGCTTTATTGAATGATTAATAGACAATTCACAAAAGAATGTATAGAAACTATCCCAAAGATTATAGATGAGAATGGATGTTGGATACCAGCTGATTTAAAGCCAGACTTAAATGGCTATGTAAGAATTAGTATTAATAATATAAAATTACTTCTTCACAGAGTAGTTTTATGTTTATATTATGATATAGATTATTTTAATGATAAGATTGAAACCAGGCACTCGAAAAATTGTAATAGAGCATGCTTTAATTATGAGCATCTCAAGCCAGGAACTCAGATAGAGAATAAGAAAGATAAGGTAGAACATCATTCAGATGAATTATGTCCAAAGTGTGGTAATAGATTTTATTATAGGAAGACTGTAAAAGGTTGGATTCCAAGAATAGAAAGAAGATGTAAAACATGCCATAAAAATAATCAGATTAAGAGAAGAAATCGTACCTGATGAAAACTACAAATTGGGTTGATTCCCTTATAGAGGAAAATAAACATGTAGAAACTCCAGAGTCGTGGTTATGGTGGAGTCTTTTATGCTGTATTAGTGCTGCATCTGGAAATAATTATTATCTTACTACATTAAAGGGTGATCTTGTATATCGCCCAAATATATATGTTATGCTACTGGGAGAGTCTGGGCTAGGAAAAGGTTATCCAGTAAATCTAGCAAAGAGATTAGTTCAGAAAGCTAACGTAACTAGAGTCATTGCTGGACGTTCTAGTATTCAAGCTATTATACAAGAGTTAAGTAGAACTAAAACAGTTGAGGGACAAGCTCCAATAGGAGATAGTCGAGGACTTATAGTAAATGGTGAGTTGTCAACAGCAATTATTCAAGACCCAGATAGTTTAACAATCTTAACTGATTTATATGATGGCAATTATAATAAAGAATGGACGAATCTATTAAAGGGAGATGGAGCAGAGAAATTAAAAAATCCATATATCACAGCATTGTTTGGCAGTTCACCTGCTCACTTTTATGATAGTATCCCAGATGCGAATATAAATGGTGGGTATATAGGACGCAACCTTATTATCTATGAAGAGAAACGCAGTAGAGAAGTTGATTTGCTTGATGATAATACAGACATAGCTGATGATAAATTTGAAACCATCATCGTACCCAAATATGTTCCACATCTTGAAAACATAGCTAAGAAGAAAGGACAACTGATACCAAGTGAAGCTGCAAGAAATTTATTTAATACATGGAGAAAGAAATGGCGCGGAAGTCAAGTATATGACAAAACAGGATTTCTTAATAGAGTTCCAGATCATGTATTGAAAGTATCTATGTGCTTATCGTTAGCTGAATGGGAATTTAATGGCAGTATCGATGAACGCCATATTGAAGAAGCAATACAGAAAGTGACTAGTCTAGTGTATAGCAATAAGAGAACTACTGAAGGTAGAGGACCAGACCCAATGGCTGCTGCAACCAAAGTTGTATTAGATTACTTGTTAGCGGCTGAGAATCAATGTCTTGACCGTAAGCAATTATTATGGAAAGGATATGGAACATACAATTCTTTTACGTTAGATCAGATGATTGATAATCTATTAGAGATGCAATGGATACGACGTGAGAAAATAGGTGTCGGAAAGAATATGGATTGGAAGATATATTTAGCTGGTGAGCCTCTTGAATCCTATAAGAGATACATCTCAGATAAGAATAAGGAGAAAAAATGATTGAGCTGATCACGATAGTTAATCTTGGGATTTTAGTATGCAATGTAATTATATTAGGTCTTGCAGTCAAATTGTATAGTGAAGCTACTAAAACTCATATCTTCACCAAAAAGGAAGGCAGGGGAATATGATTGACTATCTTAGAATGATTCGAGAATTTCATGAAAAATATGAACATTACACGTCAAATAAGCCAGCAATTCCAGATGATAAAACTATTGATTTAAGATATCGATTAATTGAAGAGGAGTTGTTAGAGACTCTTGGAGCTTTGCGTGATATGATGAATTTTGATCATAATAATAAACAATTAATAGAGCTTGCAGATGGAATAGCTGATTGTATGGTTGTCTTACTTGGAACTGCATTAGCATTTGGTATTCCAATTGATGAAGTGTTTGCAGAAGTTCATAGAAGTAATATGACTAAGTCATTTGAGAAGAATGAATATGGAAAGACTATCAAGGGTGATGCATGGGAACCGCCAAAGATTAGAGAAATTCTAGAGAGACATATGAAATGAGTCACTTAGATGATGTAAAGAGATACAAATCTAAACGTAAAGCTAAAGGATTATGTCCTTGGTGTGATAAGCCTAAAGGTAAAACTTATTTATGTGAATCATGTAATGATAAGCATATTTCTACACAAGCTGACAGAAGAAACAAATTGAAAGGGCAAAAGGAGTATTGGTAATGGAAGCAAAAGCAATTCTTGAGAGAGCTATTGAGATTCAAACATCAAAAGGACACGACTATGTTAGAGATGTAGATGAGAATCAATATGAAAATTTTGAGCGCGTAGCACAAGTCGTCTCATGGTTTTCCAATCCACAAGATCAAGTATTTGTAACATTAATTATGACTAAATTAGTTCGTTTAGCCGTCTTATTGGATAAGAAGAAACCAAAGAATGAGTCTATTATTGATACATTTATAGATGGAGCTAATTATTTTGCTTTGTGGGGTGGAAAGAGGACTAATGTCAAATAAAGATTTAAAACTTAGATTCTGTGAAAAATGTAAACGGAAGAGATTCTGTAAGAGAGAACGTATTCCAAGTCATAACTTTCGACTTACTTGTAGTAAAGGACATACATGGATTCTCAAAGGAATTACAGTAGAAAGAGTTATGTCTGTCATGGAAGAAACATTCACAAGAGACAAATTAAAAAGATTATTTGATAGAGATGATACATTTTACAAGAGTCTAAAATGAGCGAAGCTAAAGGTCTAATATTTGATGACAAATTAAGATATTTAGCACCAGCTTTATTTCTATTGTGGATTAAATTCAATTTTGAGAATGAGCCTATTAACTGTATGCATTTAGTTGATGTTAGAAAATTAGACATCAGTGAAAAAGCTTGGCCAGGATTGAAGAAATGATAATTACTTCTACGAAAAAACTAGAAGCTGGTAAGATATACACTGAGAAAGAATTACAATGCACATTCATATATAAAGAAGTAGAGTATGAGAAATATGCATTTTTCGTTTTGAGAGAGGCTACTGAAGAAGAATTTAGAATTTATGTAAAAGAAATATATCCAATAAATCCAGAAGATGTCATAAGTAGAAAATTCTTCTATCAAATTAGTATGGACTAGCGTCCATACGTTTGAATACCTTCTCCCATAATTGGTAAAGCTGCCATTCCAATCTTAGTAGCTGTAGGATTCTCTTTAAAGATTCCAGGTGGAAAACTCTTTGGGTCTGCTTTGTATAAATCAGCTAAATCCTGCATAACGATTGGAACAGTTCTGTCTAACATAGCTTTCTTAAGTTCAAATGGTTTTCCATCCCAATCTTTACCTTCCATCCAAGACCAAATTAGAGATGGTACTGGAGCTAATTTATTCTGGAAGAATTGAGATGCTACTTTAGCTCTTGTTTGTTGACCAAATCTACCAGCAGTTAAATCAGTAGTTTTACCTGATGTAGAGCTAGTAGATTCTCCAGTTAGAATTCTAGTAGCACCTACTGCATATTGTTGAAATCCACTATATGGGTCAATTCTAGTGTTTCCAATTTTAACTTTTCTGAAATCACTACTAGTTGGGTCATTACTAACTTGAGCACCACCAAGTCTAGCTAACTCACCAACAGCCGCTCCGAATCCTACAGTTGATAATAGAGATTTTAATGCCTGCTGCCTAACCACTGGATTTGCACTACCATATGTCATTGGATTAAGCCATCTCTTGTACATATTAACACGAGATGCCATTAACTTTGGTGCAAAGAATAGCTCATTAAGAATCGGAGCGGCTTTCTCTAGTTTACCAAGCGAACCACGTCCGGTAGCATCATTAATGAAACTACCAAGTTGCTTCAATACAACATCATTTTTGTCTGGATTCATACCCATTTCACGAGCATCATTAAGCATTGTATTAAAGTGGTCTGCTCGTAATTTGGTCAGAAATGCACTATAAGCTCTTTCAGATTGCTTCACACCAGGTAAATACTTTTCAGCAATATTAGAGTTCAGAACTTCTTCTTTGCCACCAACATTAAGACCGGCTCTTTCTGCTAGTGATGGCATCATTTTACCACTAACAGAATCTTTAACTTGCTGGAAATTTGGATGCTGATTAACAGACTCCATTACATTATCATAAGCTCTCTGAGAACCCCACGATTTGAACATATCATCAAATGAAGTCCAATAAGCTTTAGTTAACATTAATGCTTTGCCTTGACGACCAGGAGCTGATAAATCATATGCAGTTAATATAGCTCTATTAGCATCTCTAGTCTCTCTCCAAAGTGATTTTTTCTGGCTTTCATTAGCCATCTTAGCTGTTTGATTATATTTAGATAATTCAGCTATTTCTGGTACTAATTCTTTACCTGGAAATTGTGCTGGTCCTGTCTGAATTCCAGCTTGATCAATTGGAATTCCAGCTCCAGTTTCTCTATCCATTCTATAGCGTGGTTTTTCTTTGGGAGTATATTTTAAGCCTTCTGTTTTGACAGAACCAATTGCATTCCCAAATTCATCAGTAGCATTAAAATCAATATCACCTTCAATATCACCCCTATGGACTTTACCTTTACCAGATTTATACATATCATTTAGTTCAGATGCTTTAGCATCATCTAGATGACCTTTAGCGAACCAGGTATCTGGCTTATCACTGGCAATAGGTAAATCAACATCTGTAATACGAGTAACGGCAGTTCTTGTTGGAGCCTTCTCTTCAGTTATACTACCAGCAATCTTGCTAAGATTACCTTTAGCTATATTAGGTAACTCGGCAGGTAATACTAAACTTAGCATATCTCCAGTAGTCTGTGGATGAGCAGCTCCCTGAAGATAAGGATTTTCAGATGTAAACGCTTTAGACCTCTCTTCAGGAGTTCCAATAGCATATTCCTTTAATCCCTTAAAGAAGCCACCCCAATATGTATCCGGCTCATTAGGTGATACAGCTTTTATTGATGCATTAGTATCTTCAGCAGGTGCTTCGTAATTAGGTGAGCCAGGCATGAATTGAGTTGTACCAGTAAATTCAGGCTCAGCAATCGGCTTATTAACTATAGGTTCAGGTTCATTAATTTGAGGTTGAGTCTTAAACGAACGAATAACCGTAGCTATATTATCTTCATCTTCTCCAGCGTCAATCATCTTCTGGACGATTTGTTCTTGAGATAATGCCATTATCCACCATACTTCTTAATCAAATCAGCGGCAGATGGTTTCGTTGATTTAGTAGTTGAAGTTGTAGGTTTAACTTCAGTCTTCTGATTTGATGGAAGATTAATATCTTTATTTGATTTGGGGTAGATAGCATTCTGAATCATAGACAATTCATTCAGAGGTGTATTGGGATCAACTGTAAAATTTCCATTAGATTCAATTTTAACATACTGAGCTAAATCAGGTCTAGTGCTAACAAGTTCACGAGCAGCATTCTTCTGTTCGCTATTAACCTGAGATGGAGCTAATGCTTTATCTCTAGTCTGATTAAACTTCAATTCAGCCACATCTTTATTACCAGAAATTCTGGCTCCAATTTGTTCTAATGCTTGATTACCTTTAGTATTCTGAAGATCCATTCTTCCAGTCTGTCGAGTCTTTTCAGTATCTCTAGTTTGTTCACCTGTTAATTCAATCTTATCTTGTTCACTTAGCGTCCCACTGTCAACACCAGTATCAAATCCTTCACCAGTGAGAGGATTGAATGCTTGAACATTTCCACCTTTGGAAACGATGAATTTCATATTGGGATTCTTAGCTTTAAATGTAGCTAAATCAGCCTTTTGCTGATTAGTACTGGCATTACGCATAGTAGGAGCACCTTTAGTATTTGCCAATTCTAGTGCTCGTTTCTGCTTATCAGCTTCAGTAGTCCCCATGATGATATTAGTAGCAAATTTATCAGATTCTGGTGCTTTATAAGCATAATTTAGCGGCTGTTGCTGTATTTCATTTTGTTGTTGCGGCTGTGAAACTTGTCTGCTAACTCTCTGCAATCCAGGCTCTTGCTGAATTGGAATTTGTTGCATTTGTTGTTGTGGTCTACCAGAATAGAAATTAGGCATTCCAATTAATTGAGATGGATTTCCACCACCAGGAGGAAATATGCTATTCATTCTAAGTTTTTCGATGAATGATGAATCAGACATGAGCATATCCAGTCTTAGCTGCTTCAAATTGTTGCGGAGTTTGTACTGGTTTCATATTTTGAAACATTCCACCAGGAGCATACGGATCATACGGAGCATTCATTGACATTGCTGGAGCACTACCATGATAAGCTATTGGAACACCACTCATACTTTTGCTAACGGCTGGATTAACCTGAGGAGCTTGATTTATATTATTCTGTAACTGAGCCGCTTGCAATGCTTGATTACCAAATAATGATGATAGAGCTGGAGTCGTTCCGTATAGTGATTGCTGATTTTGTAATGGTTTTTCTGCCTGCGCTGCAAATTGTGGTGCCATCTGTATCTTATTCTGTGCTATTCTTTCTGCAAGTCCAGCATTAACATTTGTTTCTTGATTAGAGATTGTATCAGACATCTCACGAGCCATCTTAGCTTTTACAGCAGCATAATTAGGACTATAGCCACCCTGAATAGCTTTTTGTCTATCAACATCTCTATTTGCTGATGCATAAATAGAACGAATTGGTGAAATTCCACGTTCTCGAATACTAGATATATCTTCTGGACTGTAGCCACCACTCATGGCTAAATTAGCTGTATTCTGATAACCTGGACTGGAGGCTAAATCCTGATAGCCTTTCATAATATTACTATAATCACCGGCTTGTTGATTTATAGCAGTATTAGCTAATCCATATGCTCCAGTAACACCACCAGCCGCTGATGATATTAGTGGAGGATATTGAGAATTCTGTGGAGATTGAGCATCTAATTTATAAGCTGTGCCAAGCATATTTGCCATAGAATTTTCTCCAGACTAACTATCTAACGCTTACCATTGTGCATGATAGAGAAGTGATTACCATCATTAAAGTGACCACCCCATGCGCATTCAGGATTAAGAGATTCCCAAAACATTCCAAGTTCTAAGAAATCACTAGAATTAGTAAGATATCTGCCATTTTTGAATAAATTAAAATCTATAGCTAATCTACTAGCATGTAATGAACCACTAATTCCTTTGCCTAATAGTGATAATCTCTTTGCTTCTTCTAGACTTCTCCAAGCTTCTCCGAATGTCAATTCATAACCTTGTTCATATGCAAATATAATTAAATGCGCTATAAGCTGTACAAATAATGATTGTTTTTGTCTTAGAGTCATTTCAGCTCAATTATTAACCAGCTACACCAATTTTGCCTTCACCTTGGATTGATAAAGATGTGTTTGCGCTAGCTCCTCCGACTAAAAAATCAATGGAATCTAATCTCATCAGACCAAACCAATCAATATAGCTATTTGGTGGAATTGATAGTCCCTGACCAATAACCTCAGTTCCGGCTGCATTTGCTCCAGTAGCACCTAACCAGAAACTACAAGTTACTGCTCCAACAGTCTTATTCACAATTCTAATATGATTCAACTCAATAAACTGTGGAGATGAGCCAGCATTCACACCACCAGTTGCAGTTGGTGGATTTAGAAGATTTGTAGTTAAAGTATTTGTTAATGCAATTGGGCCGAACCTAAATAGTTTAGCTGTCATTTTTCTTCTCTTCTTTTCTAGCTTCGGTCTCAGCTATCAGTTTTTGGTTTTCTTCATTAAGCCTATCAACTTCAGATGCTAGTTTAGCAATTTGAAATACTTGTTCAGCGACGATTTCACGTAAAATTTGTTCTGGAGTCTTTGCCATAAATTAAGCTATCTGAACACGAGTAACAACTGTTGCAATTCTCGTAGTGATATAGAGATGAGCAGTTGTTCCATCATCAGTAAATTCCATTGCTCCTAATTCTGGAGTAGTTAATAGAATTCCAGCAGTTAATTTAAGTGGTGCTGATGAAGCTGCTGCTTTTCCTGCTGGGAGATGTAATGCAGCAGTTGGTGCTTGAGTACCAATTCCAACTCCACCACCATTAGGCTGAATAGTTAATGGATAATTAACTGCTTGATTTCCGGCATCATGTACTTGTATCCATCCTGAGAATGGAGAAGATGGATATGCACCAAAATCAGTAGAAACTGTACCAGCATCAGCAATTCGTGCAGCTCCAACAGCAACCGAACCGCTATTTGCAGGATTAGAACCTGAATTACTTCCTAGAACATGAAGATAAATATCTGGTGGATCTTTATGAATTCCAACATACCCTTTAGCCGATACCACCATGCGAACGGCTGGCAATGCATTGGTATTATTTGTTGCTATTGCAAATGCAGTTGGTACGGCTTGACCAGATACAACAGTGCCATCTACTTTTGCTAGAAAGCTAGCACCATTGAAATAACTGCTACCAGAAAATCCTTGAAATTCATATTGTCCAAGAGTATCTTGATCTATAACATCACTTCTTGATGCTTGAGTTCCACGAGCTCTTCGTGTTGTTATTCCACCAAACGCTGTAGTTCCAGCACCATCTATAAATATTCGTGTATCTGTATCAAATCCAAGATATAACTGGCTAGCTCCTCCATAAGTAACTGGATCATTAAGTGAATTTCCAATTATTATATATGTTGATGCAATAATTTTAGTCGCAGCTAATATATTATTAGTATCATCCCAAGAAAAATTTGCATTATCTTCAGCAAAAAAGCTTGACGGACCAATAAATACTACTGAGCCTGGAGTTAATCCTTTAGACTTTCCTACATCTTGTAAAAAGCTTAATCCTTCACCATCTAAACCATCTTGACCAGGTATTCCAATAGCTCCAGCATCTCCTTTAGCTCCTTGTGGTCCAGGAATAAAAATACTGCTATTAGAGTCAGATTCATTGATACTATCACTAAGATTAAGCTGTTGAATAAATTCATTAATAATAGTAGTTCCACCACCTCCACCTCCGCCACCAGAATTAGCAACTACAGTGACATTCAATTTAAGTATTGTCTGAATCATCAAATATAGTAATTGATATAGAGGATTATCTTTTACAGCTAGACCTGTATTTTGTAATTGACTAAATAATCTACTAGGGTCGAAACCTGGAACTCCGGCCATTACTGTGGATATCCAGATGCTACTGGTTTAATAAATATAACAATTTTAGAAATTTCAAATACCTCATCTATCTGTGTAGTTTTAATTTCTAATTGTCCATACTGGTCGATAAAATTTGATAGGACTGTAGGTTCTCTATTAGTAGCTGCTTGTAATGGAATAGCAGTTAATGTATCACTATTAGACGCTTCATCTAAGCTATGCATGAAAAGCTGTAAATTTCCTGCACCAGTGACTCTCATTCTAACAGTGCCAAAATGAACTAGTTCTCCAGTAAGAGGTGATGATTTAGCCACCAATAAATCCAGTCTTAGCAAATGGAGTTGGAATTCTTACATCACGTGTAGTTCCATCACGTGCTGTCTTATAAAGAGTATCATTTGTCTTTCCAGGAACTAATGTATATATTCCAGATGCATTAGTTAATAAAACATTTAATACTCCCAATGTAACAGAACCACTGAATTGAGTTCCAGTATCATCTTCAGTAGCAATTAAGAAAATGGGACCGGCTCCTGTACAACTTGCTGGAATTGCAAATTCAATGAGTGTTGAAGTTTGAATAATGGGAATAATTGTTCCAGTGCAGGCACCAAGTGAAGAACTAATTGATAATATGATATGAGAAAGATCCAAATCAGTATCTGGATCAATTCCGGGAGAAGTAATTCGTATAATCTCATCTGCATCAACTTCAGTTCCATTAGGAGGATCTATAGTATAAGTAAATGGGTCTACTACCCATCCCCCAGAGGCTGAAACTGGCTGATAAAAATCAGGAGATTGTCCATATGGAGGTGCATATCCGATCGACGATGCACCTAATGGGCGATTTACTAAATGTAAAGTTAAATTGCCAGCATTAATATCCAATGCCGAAGGTATTAATCCAGACGCTTGTAAAGGATAAGTATTTATGACATTTCCATTCCAATCTGTTACTTGAGCAGTATTGTTTGGTCCGACCCATGAAACACCCCAACTCCAGCTTGCAAAAATTATAATAAATCCAGCAGGTAATGTAGCAAATGTATAGTCACCAACTAAATCACCACTCAACCTCCAAGTCATTCCCAAAGCCCCTACTGCTATAGTCCCATCACAATTGTCAGTAGGTAATTCTAATTGGCCTAGAGGTGGAATATCAACAGAAAAATCTGGAGATATACTTACATATCTAAAAAGTTCTATATTAAAAGTGCCAGTAAGCATTAAACTAAATCTGCCCCCAAAATAATTTCATCGATATTGTAAATAGCAATCGTATTAACACCAGGATAAAAACTCCACGGTTCCCATCTCGATTTTTTTGGATCCATACCCATCGAATAATTACAAACTAATAATTGTCTTGTTGGAAGAACTGTATAAATCTCCTTTTGAATTGGAGCATTTATAATTTGAATTAGCCTGAAATCATTTCGATTTAACGCTTTCCAAAACTCTTCAATTTTCCAACTCAATTCAGGATTAATGTATCGACCATTAAATAGTGTAATCCCCTGATAAGTACATACAATGAGATAGTCAACTGATGATGAACCAGAATCAAGTACAGTTGCGATACCATGTACAGAAGTGCCCAAAGCATTATCCACTGTAACAAGAGGCCATGAGCTAGGAGCGTCTCCATTATCTGTAAAAGATACTGTTCTAGATCTTTTAAATGCATATAGAACATCTCTTAATTCTTGACAATTTGTTACTGGATTACCATCTGGTGGAAATACTAATAGACCATCAATTTGACTGATAGCTTCTGGTTCACCAGCCGTTGATACAAGAATCAATGAAATATCAGTATAAAATGTTGCAATTACTAATCTCTGACGATACATCGTTAGAACAGCACCAGCCGGTATCTCAGAATAGTTATCAATTAGATGTGAGGCGTCATCTAACAAATCACCATCGTAGAATGATATATTATTTAAGAATGCGTCTGTATCATTATTAATTGTTGCATTAGGAACGAAGAAGAATTGATATCCATTCAAATCACCATTAAATGTAGTAATTCTCTTTGTGGCTACTAAATGTCTCTTGGCAATAATTGGATTACCAGTAGCTTGAACAGCACCGAATGAAACTGAACTAGCAGCGGCTGTTGTAAATGTTTTATTTTGACCAGGAGCAGTTAATGCACCGGATATAGTCTCTCTAACAAATGCAAATATATGTAATCCAGCATCTGTATGACCAGCAGTACCATTAGCAATTGTCATTGCACCAGACATAGGAGAACCGGCTGCTTTTCTAGCCGCTGTCCCATCTCCAGCATAAACGTATAGAAATTCATTCTGTAGTCCTTTCTCAACATTCAATCCACCAACATTAAATGTCTTAAATGGACTAATATAAGCACGTCCTGCGTATGGAACGAATGCAAAATCTTCCATTCCAGTAATTGTTAGCAATGGACCATATACTGTTGTAGAGTTTGCTACGTGATAGATTTTACCTGTAACTCCATCATAAGTTAATACTATAAGTGTATTACCTGTCATCGTTGGATAATTATAAATACGTTTTACATCTTCCAACGGAACGGCTACATCCTGGCTAATATCAATTCCTGGTCTGGTACCAAATGAATCACCAGAGCCATGAGCAATATTATTAGCATCTTGGAAGTGGTCTAATGGAGTTTCCTCCTTAGAACCTCTCTTCCATAACCCATTAAATTCACTAAGAGTAACAGGTTCGTGATCGCGTAATTGAGCCATTTTAATATTTGTGCGTTTAACGTATACGCACCCCACGTTATTATATTATTATGATTCGTTACGTATTTGCACTAACAGCAGCCGCTAATGCTGATGCACTAGCATTCAGTTCTGTAACTTCATCAGAAACTGGCTGGAGTTCTGCTTCAGTAGCCCCATTTGCAACTGCGGCATCAATAGCAGCTTGAATACGTGCAGCAATACCATTAATGAGAGTTACAGCACTACTAACCACAGTAGTATTTCTTGTGACAGCGACCTGCAAGTCTGCTAGAACTGGATTTGCCATGTTTTCTCCCTGTTTACTTACTAGTTTATTTGTTCTTGTTAACAGCATCTTCAAGAGCTTTATCAGATTGACTAAGTTGCTTAGTAAGATTTTTAATTTCTTCTAGATTTATCTCCTTTCCCCTAATAATAGCTACAAAGGAAACAAAATCTTCAAAGCTATTAATTTCAAAATGAAATCTGCTATCTGGCCATTCCATTATTTATCCACCTGAACTTGAACTGCATCTACTGGACCAATAGCATCTTTATTACCATCAAATCCAGCATACTTAGTAGTTCCAGTTACTGTGGGATTAGCTGTAGTTCCACCAACGGCCGTAACAACAAATGGAACATGCACTGTATCACCAACATTGAACTTATTTGCTGTTTCGTCTGATGTAGACATTTTCTAATCTCCTTATCTAAACTAGTTATTAAATTGTATTAAGCGGGAACTGTTGCGATGGGAACTGTACTATTAGCCGCCCAATTACTCCAGACATCATTTGCAGCAGGTGTATAACCTTTAGCAATTGTAACATCTGCAATGACATCAGAGAATCGATTGTTGATAACACGATTACGTCCGGTAGAACCAATTAATGTGATTCTTGTTCCACCCTCAATTGGATTTGTTGAGTAGAAGATATTCTCAGTAATCCAACTGAAATTCAAGCTGAGGCAGTTCATATCAACGACACACTGAACAAACTTATTTCTTCTAACAATCCAATGACTCGGAGCGGCTACTCCACCACCAGCAGTAGTTTTGATTGCGGCTCCTGTAGCTCCTGTCAATGCTTCAAAATTATTATCTTCAATGATAATATCTTTGCATTCAATTACTTCGATACCAATTCCATTAGCTCCACCAGTAGAGAAGTAACAGCCTCTAATCTGTGCATGAGACGAGTCTGGAATAGCAGCCGTTTCTCTCCTATCAAATGTAAGACATGCTGATGCAGCTACTGGAGCAAATTGGATATTTTCAAAACTCCAACCTTGTTCAATTACTCTTAATAGTGGTGTAGTTGCAACAGGAGCAGCAGGAGCTAACCAACTAGCACCTCCACCTGTAGGAACACCACCAGATGTAGCCTGTCTTGGTTGATTAGCTGCACCAATAACAGTTACATCTAATACACCAACTGGACATACAGCTTGTTCACGCAATACACCACCAATTATAATAACATCTCTTGAACGAAGATTTGGTGCTAAATCAGTGAAGTTACTGAAGCTACCGCGTGGGCCATTACCTTGTGGAAAGATGAACCAAGGTCTACCCATCTTACCAAGTCGATTACTTTGAATATTAATATCACGACTATCCTGTCTGAGTTCACGCCAGAAACCAACAGTTGACATACTATCCTCCAGTTGTTAAACCAGCGCTTCGCGGAATTGCTAACGCCAGAGGCTTACACGCTTGTATTACATATATGTTCTACGCTTATATGAACTCCTAAATGGACGATGACGAATATTAATTGCTTGTCGTCCTTTAGTTCCAATACCTACAGAACGATCTAATGCCATTATAGCATCTTGATTGAGTGATTGAGCACGAGTTGGATTTTCAGCACAGAATTGAGCTAGTAATCCAGCATTTCTATATTCTAAGAATGATTGAGTATTAACTATTGAGATTTCATCATCCTCATCGGTAAATGCAGCAAATAAATTTCGAATGTAATCAATTTTGAGTTGATTAATCTGGTTAGCGGCTAGAACTCTAATCTCCTGTGATTGCCACACATAATGAATGAATTGAGTAATCTCAACTCCTTCCATATATCGTGGAAGAAAGTCTAATCTTGCCATTGGAACATATGGGTCAACTCCAATTTGTCTCTCCCACACTACTTTAGGTTCAATCAAATCATCTGGTAGATATGGAGTTCCAACTACTGGCATATCTGGAGAGAATCCAACTGATGTTATTCCAGCAGGAACTGTAATAGGAGTACTAGTCACTGTATCAGTTACAGGGACATTATTAAGTTCAAATATCTCCTGCAACTCCTGCAATGCCATATTCAAATATGGAATCTGTATTGCATAAGTATAAATCGAGCGAGCAGCATCATTCATTAGTGCTGCGGACTGATTCATTATGGTCCCGGCTGTTACTATTGGCATTCTATAGTCCTACTATTTCACCGTTTGTAATGAGGAAGTGTGCTTTACATCCATCACCAGTCAATAATACACTTGAGCTTCCTGCTTGTAGAGTTAAGTCATTAAAGCTAGTTCCCAACATATTCCATCGTCCAGGTGTAGGAGATGTAGTTTGTGGAATATTAGGTTCCCAGCAGATAACACTATGAACTCCTACTATAGACATATTATTATTCTTCAGGCATAATGGGCATTTAAAGACAATTCCATCAGCTTCATTTATCTCATCTACATGTTTAAAATGAGTATCGTTTTTCCATTTTAGGAACTGAGGTTTAAGCTCAACAAGTTTCATAATTAAACGCTAAATTTAATTCCGAGTTTAGTCGCCAATTCAACATCTACGACAGCATGACAATTAGCGCAAACAGGATAACCAGGTTTAACAGGACTTCCACATGCTTTACAATTAAGCTTCTCAAGCATTGAAAAGTCTTTCATCCAGTCTTTCTGTTCAGCTAATCCTAACTCACGAGCGGCTATTCTCATCTCATCACTGATGCAAAGAGGAGAACCATTAGTACGTGCCCAGAATGTATCAGCAAATCGAATCAATGCAGTCCAGAAACGATCTTGTTTAGCTTTAGCCGCTTCCAATTCTTTTTGATGTTTAAGTTTCAGAGTAACAACATCAAATTCACCTGGAATCCAGAAAACTCCAGGCATTGAGTTAGTCATATTACAACCAACTAACCCATTACAATAATCATTAACAATTGAATTTGCTATCTGAGTAGAGCCACATGGAATTTCAAGAATTGGCTGTTCATCATCAATAAACTTCCACCAAGATGATGGACCAACAACTAGAATAGCAGGCTTATCCCAGCTACCTTTGTCTATATGAAACTTTCCAGGAGAGATTGTATTTTTAGTTTCATGAATCTCTTTTGGAAATATGGATACTACAGTTGACTTATCCATAGGATTTACTGGTGCTCTAAGAGTACGAGTCATCTGCGATTGCATTCCGGGGAAACCACCTACAGGCATAAAATCTCCAGCTTAATGAATTTTAGTATTACTACCATCTGTAATATGTATCGTCTCACCAGTTCTAATACCATCATGAAATTGAGATTGTTCTCCCCACAGAGCTTCTACAATCTCATCTACTCTTTTAGCTTTGAGTTCTAGACTCTTTTCCTGCGAACTTTCATCATCAACGTACTTTCTCAGCGTATGAGTACTATACTGTGCTGCATAAACAGTATCAACAATAAACTTAGTGGCTTCCCATTTTGGAGGTAAGTAATTACCATTTGCATCTTCAAATGTCCAAATTGGCTCATATGAGACTTTAGCGGCTGGTAACTCATCCTGATTCTGCTCTGGAATTACAACAAGTCGTTCTAGGATAAATCTTTGATGAATCCATTGCTTGTATTTTGGAACTTCACGAACTTCTGTTACAGTTCTAATATATAACCCATTCGGAGTAATATCATCAAAAGTTCCAAATCTCTTCTCAAACTGGTCATCAGACCATACAATACGCCAAATAGGAGAACCTGTAAGTGTATCAACACCAAAGTTCTCTACTAATTGTCTATTGATTGATTCAATTGATTCTGTAGTTTCCACTAGCTATTATCTCCCTAATCTGTTTACGTGTCTTACCACGATTTCGTAACATATAACACTCAGAGTGAGCTAATTTAGGATCATTATCATCCATCTTACATTTACATATAAAACAAATTCCATCAGCTCTTATCTTATCAGACCGAGATTTCCGTGACATAAAATTCGTTGCTGGTTCCTTTTACTAGTATCATATGCTGAGCCAGCAAGAGCATATGACTAGCTATCTCTCAAGATAGATTTAGATTACTGCGGCTGCCCACCATTTAGCAGATACTGGGTCATAACACAGTAGAATCGGCCGATTCTGAATTGGCTGGTAAGCAGTCTTAATATTACCAGAAGTCAGAAATACACCAGGTGCTCCGTTAGTGAAGCATAGAAGTACTTCACAGTATCCTGATGTTGGAGGTGTGATTGTTGCTATTGTTACTGTACCTGTAACAAAAGTAAGTCTTGTTGTAGGTGCAATAGTAGCAGCAGATGCGATTGTAGGAGGTAGAGGTTGCTTATCACTCTGAGCAACTCCTAAATCCTGAGATAGTAAATCAGACATTATTGATAACCCTCCGGAATCTGCAAGTCATCAATGTATGCCGTTGCGGCTGGATTATTCACGAAGAACTGCGTACCACACACCATATAGAAGATATCTGCTGTTGTCACACCACCAGAAGAAGAACGTATTTCAAATATCTTACGTCCATCTGTAGTGTAGAATCCAACAGGTAGAATCTCTCCTCTACCCCAAACTTCATCTGAAACAAAGTCAATACGCTTCTTATTCCAGTTGAAGGATGGTTTATCAGGTGCTCCAGCGAATTGCATCCTATCGAAATACATGTTCAGGTCGCCTTCTTTACGATTGCTATTAGGCTGCTGAATCATGATAACGGCTTGACCAATATCCTCGTAAGCCTGTTTCTGACATGGATGCAACCATGCATTAGGCTTGAAGCTATTATCAATACCAACTCGATTACCAATCTTATTAATCGCTAATCGAGGTAATGGGAGTGACAAAGCGCTGTTATTACCATTCACCCTATTGCTTCTAATCTCTGGATTGGTTGCTCTGCTAAAGCCTAGCCAAGTTCCAACAGATGCATTAGAATGATGATATGGAACACCATACATAGCAGGAAGTGAATTTGGACTAGTGATGCCCTGAACAACAATAAAATCTGTTGCAGCAGCTCCAGCAATAGCAGGAGTTACATCAATAGTAGAGTTTTCGACATCCCACTGTGTAATCTGACCAGAACCGCGAAGTGTATTCAGGGTTACGTCAAATACCTGAACTGTTTGACCGAAACGAACTAAGCGAGCACCAAAGTCTGCTGTCAATACATAAGTATCAACTCCAGATGTTGTAGTAACTGAGTCAATCTCACCTACAACACCGTTTCCAGACTGCATTAGCTGTGAATCCAATTGTCTTCGAAGTTCATCTAATGCAGTTGCAGTGAGTTTCTTCACTGCATTTGTAACAGCTTTTCGGTTATCATCAGTAGACCACTGTGTTAGCTTTGTGTATTCGATGTTTTCAGATACAAACACAGAGTTGAGAACGGCTTTATCCCAAGTTGGGCCACCACCACGTCCTAAATCTCCACCATTAGGATCAAAATACTGGAATGCTCCACCAGGTCTGATCTCTAGGGGAACGCGCATAAGACGTTGCGAAATGACTTCCACATCACGTTTCTTAATATTTGCGAAGAATTTATCATCCCTCTCAAACAAAACGCGAATCTTAGGAATAACCTTTTCCAACTCCAGTGCTGTCACTTGAGATTCCACGACAGCCATAAAGTTATCCATTCCTTTTCTTGTTGTGGGAACCAGAACCAGGAGACAATTTCCACCTATCTAGTAGATGTTTAATTACTACCTTACGTCTGATTCCCATTAGAGGATAAATAGTCATCATCCATTGAATTGCTCTGTTACCGCTAATTGTCACCTTATAACAGGTTTTCCAGTATTTAGTACTTTTCTTAGTCTGAATCTGATTACTAGTTTTAGTAATAGATTTAAATCTAAATACTGTATCATAGTCTGTTGATGCAATAGCAATAACACCAGAGTTTAGGTACTTTTTATTACCTATAGAGAAGCATCCTTCTCCCTCAAGTAAACCAGCAACCCAAGCAATATCAACTACAGATAACATTAGTCCTCTGACATTAGATATTCAAGAGTTGACATTCCTGCTGGAACTTTATTCTTAGTTCCGGAATCATTTCGCCGGTGTGATTCGTCACCTCTGCTGGACTCTTTACGACGGCTAGAGTCATTGCCATCTTTGGACTCTTTAGACTGACGAGAGTCATCGTCTTTATCTTCATTAACTCTCTTACCCATACCTTTTAATGCTTCGTTACGAGCTTTTCTAATTACAGTTGGTAAGAGAGTTTGAGCTTTACTAATAAATGCTTTTCTAATTTTAGACTTCGATTCAGAATCAAAATCATTCTTAAATGCATGTTCCCAAAGTTTATCGACAAGAGACTTAAATCTAGTGTCTTTTGCAATTAGAGACTCAAGCTCTTCTTGTGCTTCTCGGCTAGCCGTTCTCCGAACATAATCTGTCATTGAACCTTTAGGATCAATATTAGCTTCAATAGTTGCTTTATATGCTTTAGTTACACCATTTGATATTTCTTCGTTAGTTGTATTGTATTTCTGTCTTGTAAAATTTCTTTCACGTTCAGAAATTTGCTTCTCTTTGTCACTATCTTCTGAAGTCTTATCACTATCCTTAGATAGCTTTTCAGGTGCAGTAAATTTAGATGAGCCAAAAATAAATTGGTTAAGAATTACAGCGGCTTGCTCTAGTGGTTCATTACTTGAAGCTCTTGCTTCCTCAACCATAGCCATAATCGTATGTCTAATTGTATTACCAAGTACATGTTGATAAGCCTTCTGGTCTACTTTGGATAATACAGATAAATAATCATCAACAACTTTATTAAAAGCTTTTGGACTATTATCCTTTACAGCTTTTAAAATTGTTTCTACATTTCCACTCTCTAAATCATTCTCAAACCTATCCAGCGTTTCGGACTTGCTAACGGCTTCTTTCGCATCTTCAATAGTTGGCAATAACTTAGTGAATGCTTGTTCTCTATAATAAGCCGTTTCCAAATACGGAAAATCTTTAAAGATCTTGGGGTACTTTTTAAGTATCTCCCGTCTAGAAGTAGGCGTTGTGAGTTCAAGTTTATCCTCATCTGGTTCTTCTAATTCATCTTCTAATGCTTTAAGGTCGTCATCCTCTTCAGTCTCTTCTTTATCCTCTTTATCAACTTCTTCTGTATCTTTATCAGCTTTAGCTTCTTTTTTCTCCTTATCGTCTTTATCTTTGTCATCCTCTTTATCCTTCAGTGGGATGATATTATCCTTATCATCAGCATCATCCTTATTGAGAATTTCAAAGATGTCTTGCTTACTTAACTCTTTAGTTCCAGTATTAGTATTTGTATTAGTTATAGTTCCAGCTCCTGTAATAACGTCAGGAGAGAACATTAAATCTTGAATATTATGCAACAGTTTGAACATTGCCTTCATCCTTTATTGGACCACTAGTTTTATCTTTAGTTTTATCAGCTTTAGCATTTGGAGTATTATCTTGTTGTTGCTGTTGCATTTGCTGTTGCATCATCTGCATTTGCATTTGCTGGAAATGAGCTTTACCATGCAATAGTAAATTTAAATACCCAGCCGGATTATCTTGCTTAGCTTGACGGCCAGCTTCGCTAATAATTATTTTGCGGCAAATTTCAAATTCTACTGGATGATTATCAAATGTTGGATCAATTTCAACAGATGGAAGTTGAACTGGTTGCCCGGTCATAGGATCAACTTCACCAGTCTCAATCGGTTCACTAGCTAATAAAAGTTTAATTTCATCATATTGTTTAATTACATCATCTTCATCCGGAACAAAGAAATCAGCCAATCCTAATGTTTCATGAATTAATGATAGATTCTCAGGAGCATTGAGAATCTTCATTATTTCTGGATTAGTAGCTTGCAGAAGAGTCATCATCAAATCTTTCTTCTGCGTCCATGTCAATGGGAGATTTTCGTTAGATTCTAATTCAACTTTACCAATTTTACCTTCCAATTCAGCTTTACGAATCATTACATTAATAAAGCTACCATCTTCTTGACGTTGTACATCTCTTTCGTCATTAGATGCTTTCACAAGCTTAATATACATTGGAACTATTTTACCAAACATTTCTTTCCATGTAATAGTAAATAACTTCCATGTATTCTGTAATCTCTGTAAAGCTTGTGCTCTAGACTGTGAATAACCACTAGCCGTATCTCCGCCTGCACCTTGTAGCTGTCCACCAAATATAGATGGTAATGCACCAGATACAGTCTGACCCATTGATTGAACTAACTGACTAAATGGCATTACTTCAGATGAGAGTGTTGCTGTTCTCAATTCATGAAATCCATCACCAATAGCTTTACCAGTCTTAGCCGTTGCTGGAAATATACCACCAGGTAATGTAGATGTTTGCTCATAAGCAGTAAAATTAAGAACTCCTGGGTCAGCAAATGTTTGACCAATACCATGTTCAATAGTCTGCAAAACTAGCGATATAAGATCATTAGTAATATCTTGAACAGATACCAGAGACTGACCCAAGGGATCAAAATGCAAGAAGTCACTAAGAGGATTCTCAGTAAGGGTCCAACTATCGTCCAGCGATTGATTTTCTGCACATGCATACTCTTCATTGACGTATGTTACTTTAACACCATCAGGAAATAACTTTTTCAGTTTTCTTACATCTTCTTTATCTGATAAAATATTAAACTTAGCCGGTCTTATCCAAGCTTGATTGACAGTTACAATATTTTCAGGATATTCACCTTGATACTGAGGACTTAAACGCCCCCATTGAGCATACCATTCATATCCACCAGGAGTGTTACCATTCTTAATACTTTTAATTAGATTCTTATTTCCATGTAAATCTTCAAACTCATTAACAACTACTGAATAATCTTTTTCATCGCTAAAAATTAAATATGGTAAATCTTTTTGTCTCTTACAATAATTTGGAATCTTTACATATAAGCCACCGTAGGATTCAATACAGATACGTCCTTTAGGCTCTCGTGTAGTTCCAACAATTCTAGTTGTAATAAATTTATCTTTTTTAAGTTCCGGGTCCATCAATTCTAAGCATGCCGGACAAATCTCTTTACCTTGACTTAAGAGATCATGTATCTCAGCATCGTGTTCACTTGGACCAAATTCATCAATTTCTTGATTTAATAAATCTTTAGATTGAGATTGATTTGGTTGATTTGGATTTTGAGATTGAGACTCCAATGGAAATCCACATCTGGAACAGACTAATGATTGAGTCTCTTCTTCAACATCCTCAGTCTCATCTACATCATAAGTTCCATATTTTTTATTGTAATCTTCATATGTATAAAATGCTGTCATTCCCTCAGTCACAAAGACAAACAATGCATGAAGCCATTTCAGTCCAGCATTATTATGTCTATAGACTAGCTGGCTAATTTTATCACCGGCTCTAGCCGTTGCTAAGTCTAATGTATTATCAGCATCATCTGGGAAACATTTGATGGGTGGAACTGTAACAGATAACGCTGCAATTATAGATTCAAGATAAGCCTTGAAGATATTAATGGGTTTGTCGTAATACGACTGATCATTATCCTGATCATTTGTCTCATCCCATACACGCCAATCATGTGCAACTTCAGAAAACCAAACTCTATTGAATCCTTCCCATAAAAGTTTTAATCTTCTCCATTGTCTAATCTGTCTTTCTCGAACAGCAGTATCTTCTTTGACACAGTCATCATAGACCGTCTTCAATAATTTTTGAATATCTTCAGATACTTCTTTTTGTTTTTTAGCCAACACCTAACTCACGTTCTATCTCATGAACTGTTAAAGCTTTATCTGATTTATTAGAATTAGTTTCATCTTGCTTCTGCTTTAGAATCTTAGCTTGTTCTCTTGATTCTGCTTCTAAGTGTTGTCTACGTACATTCCAATTCATTCTAGCCGGGTTAATTGGATGTAGGATATTTGTATCAATTTTAGATTCAGTAACTTCTGGCTTATCAGTTAGCTTATTAATTAGCATTCTACGTTCATCATTAGCTATTGCTAATTGGAGTTTCAAAGTTTCACAAGCTTGACAGAATTGTAAATCTTTCTTACGAGCTTCACGTTCGTATTTAATCTCTAGGAGTTCTTTGTACCATTTAAGTAAAAACATTATTGCCTCTTAGCTTATCTACTAATTCTTTTGGCATACATTCCTCAGTAAGACTAATACATACTAAAGCTATATCTCTTACATCCATATCTTTATGAGATAGGAGCTGATGAGCCTTAACCCACCAATCTTTTAAATATATTCTCTGATTCTCATCCACAATTAACGCCTGTGATGTCTGCTGATCATTTTAGGTTTCTCAGCCGCTTCTATTGTGCGAGCATTGCGATAAAACGCTGTCCAATCTTGTGTATTCTTCAATTGTTCAATGAGAGCGGCTTGCTTCAAGACTTTTTTAAATTCTTCTCCAGCCTCATTGAAATATCCTTCAGCAGTATCACAAGCGTACCGTAAATCATCGTAAGGATCATCACCTTCAAACTCAGCCACATCTTCGGCAGCTTTTCCATTTGATGGTTTAGTATCATAATTGCATGCCTTAATAGCATCAATCATCACAGGACAGCAATTAGGATGACCTTCATGATTATTCTTATCATCAGAGCATCTAAATATCTGAAGTCTTGGAATATCTTTCTCTTCCTCAGGAGGATTAAATAAATCTAAATAATTCTTATATTCATCCATTCCTTTATTACGCATAAGCCACATTGCATGCTCTTCACTATAAATCGGCATCTCATTAACCGGAACTATTGGCTTCGGCTTAAACCTGAGATACTCATGAATTAACATTTTACCGGCTACTCTACTACCGGATGAGTTTGCTGATAATTCAATTGGACATTCAAGGGCTTCTTCAAGTTGTTGTTGAATAGTATGCTCTTGTCCTCTATCTTGAGACGCTGAACGGCAGAACTTAACTGATTTAACATTCTCTTGATCATTAAATGATTTAACTATTGGTGCCCATTCAGCAATCTTAGTCTTATACCAATACAACTCTCGATATAGATATAAACGCTTTGTTGGTGATACTGCATACCAACCAACATAACACATAGCCGCAAATCCCCAATCACCAACCACAAAACGTGGCCACCATTCGGGGATTGAGAACGGCTCTATAACATGTATTGCATTCTCTGGTTCATCTGGATATCGCTTGTCTCTAAATTCATCAAATACTTGTCCAAGATAAGCTGACCAGTCTCCATACTTCTTAGCTTTTTTTTCTGCTTCTGGTCTACCATCTAAACTCTGAGAATAAGTCGGATCAATATGATCTTTATTGTCTTCTAATGTTGCATGTATATATATTCTTTTATTACCACCTCTACCAACAATTATTTTTCCACCTTCTGGGTATGGGTCAACGAATCTCTTCTTAACAAATACATGTCCAATACCACCAGGCATACCAGCCGCACGAGTGATAGATGGAAGTCCTGAACCTTTAGGTGCTCTATTTCTTTCAAAAGCAATATATAAGTAAATATATTCTGTGGCATTAGTTAACTCATCAGGAGTAAATAAGCTAATTTCCATTGAGTCATAATTATGAACATCCTTCTCTAGCTCACAATGACCTAAGAAAATTTGTGCCCCAGCATTTCCACGAATTCCGGCTCCATATTGATCTTCTCTTGGAAATGTCCATACCATGTCGGTGCCATTATATGTGGCACCAAACTTACTATATAGTTCTCTTGAACGTCCAACGACCTCTTTTTTAAGATCTTTGTATGTCCGTCGCATGAATACTTGCTTAAACAAGCTATTCTCATGCCACTTATGAACTACACCATAAATTAATAATATATCTGTCTTCCCACTACCAGCTCCACCGCCATAGAATCCTTCTTTAATAGTGATTGGAATTGCAAGAAACTCTTCTTGTTTAAGATTAGGTTTCCATTCATTTTTATCGAAACTCATTACTCAATTACTGAGAAATCGTAATCGTAGCTGCATCACCACTGATTATGTATGTTACTGTAGCCGTTGCATCATAGTCAAAGAATGTATGTTTTTCCGCCAATTCAGCCTGAACAATTTCAATGGTATTATCTTTAATATTAAAGTTAAGACCAGTAACTCCAGTAAATACTAATGATGTTACTGAGTCTCCTGGTCCGAGTTTTCCTGTGATTGTAATTGTAGCTGTTTTCATCGGTTTCACCGCTTTGTATGTTTGTTAATAGTCATCAGCATCTGTAATCATCTTCTTCCACAATATGGTACTATTTCGGAGGTGGAAGATTCTTCTTAGCAAACCAATCAGCAATCAAACCTTGACCTTGAGCAAGTTCTTTATTAATCTCAGCCGCTACTTGTTCAGGTGTAGGCTTACCAATGTGATTATTTAAAATCTCAATAGTCATCTTGACAATGGCTAAGATAAATTCTGGATTCATTATCTAATCTCCCGTATTAAGGTTTCTAATGTAGTTAGATATCCTTCAATCTTAGCATTAACTGGTTCTGGCAATGCTTGGCGTGCGTTGGCAATACTAACTGTAAGTTTACTACGCAAGTCTGGAGGATTGATTTGAATAATATCAAGTAGTTGCTTATTAATTGTTAGGATACGAGCAGTCCATACATCAGATAGATTATTAGGAGGAGGTAAGCTATTTGCATTAATCGCAGTAATGGAGATATCATTAATACCTCTAATTAAATTTAATGTTCTACTGCCTGTACATGCACTATTAACTGTTAAAACTAGCGCGACAACTAATAGGCTAAGACATTTCATTTTTATTCATCTCCATCATTAATTCTAACGATTGGAATGACCTGACTACGAACAACAAGTGCTAGTATAGCTTCAACTGCAATCATCATAGCCGCTATTTGTTCCGGAGTCCAATGTAAACCAAACGCAATACCCAACAAGATAACAGAACGAATTGCGGTAGTCCACAGTACAGGCTCTCTTCCAAACATTCAATTCTCCTTCTCACTTTGTTAAGAAATGACTAATAAACCAATTTAATATTAAATTTGCTCCTATAACTATTATTAATAAACGACCATCGAGATTTGCCTTTTCTCTACGTATTTCATTTACTACTCTCTCTAAAGAGTCTAAAGACTCTCTACTTGCCATCTTCCTTCCTAAATCTTCTAGTGCCCCACGCATCTCATTCATTTTACCAAGACGTTCATCGATTGCGCGCTCAGCCTTTTCAATTGCCTTATCATTTAAATTAAAATGTTGGCTAACTCTCTTATCAAGCTCATCAAATTGAATCTCAAAATATTCCCTGATAGTTACGACATCCTTGCTATCCAATGTCTATGACCTCAACTGATTAGTCCTTCATTCCGTATTTAGATTTTAGGTTGTTAGATGGTTCTACGTTAATAGTTTTCTTTTTATCTTTAGTCTTAGATTTATATTCAGATTTGCCAGCGGCTTTTTCACTCATAAGAATAGCCTGTGCTTGCTTACGTGATTTAACTTTTGGTCCATTCTTACTACCAGAATGAAGAATACCATGCTTGAATTTATGCATGACTTGTTCAGCAGGCATTATCTAACTCCTAGTGTTTGAGCTTGTATTGGAGAAGGAGAAACATTAAATTTTGTTTTCTTAGATGATGGTAGAAAGATATCATCTCCAGGACGTAAGATATCTCCACGTGACATTTTACGTTGATCTTCTTTTTGATAAGCTTCCATTTCAGCTGAAGATCCTCTATAGGATGGATCATAACCATGAGAGCTATAGAAGTGTTTCGTCTCAGCCGGTAATCCTTCATCTTGTGGTATTATATTTTTAATCACATTCATTATTCCATGACCTGTTGATAACGTTGGTTTATCTCCAGGATTAGCTACCTGTTGCGAATACTGTCCAACGTGAGTCAATTCGTGAGCTAATGTATCTTCTAATTCATTCTGACTCATACCGGCTAATTGTTCTTTATTATATGTAATGTTACCGAATGGACTAGTTGTAGCAACTGGAACTCCACCAATTGCTTTCTTAACAAGAAAATCTTTTAACCCACCAAAAAAGCCTGTAGGTTCGATGCTGGAATTTGCCATTTCATTTGGCATTTCCTGTTGCATACGAGATTTAGCTAATGTCATTCTACGGTCAAACTCTGGATCAGATGGAGTTCTTCCGAGTATTCTATCTAGTATAGAATTGCTTGGAGCTGTTGTTGATTGATTTGGATTATCAGACATTTAATTTAATTCTATAATCATCAGCATCTGTAATCATCTTCTTCCACAGACCTTCCACACTATTCATGGTATTAACTAATGCCCACGATAAGTAACTGTTACAGTAGCAGTTGTTACTGTTGTAGAGATTCTAGCTCTAACAGCTATCAATGCTCCAGTATAAGAATAAATTTTCTCAGCACTAGAGACAACTGTAATAGGATTGGCATTCAATGTAGGATCAGTATAGCTTGGTAGGGCAGCCCATGTCCCAGCATAATCTGGATCATCAGCCGTTTCTATTGTGATGGCACCAGCTCCTATAACACCATTACCCTTAATATAAAACACATGATGTCTTATAGATGATGGTATTGCAATTGCTTTGCCATTACCTGTAGTCTTTGCATCTTGTAATACAATATTTTCACCTGGAGCAGCGGCTCTATTAACACTCATTTTTTAGAACTCCAGAAATCATGAGAATTAGAAAAAACTAATTTTATATCTCTGATATTCATCTTGCGCGTACGTCGTTCTCCCTTAGAAGTTAGACCACGCTTGAACCATTCAACACGTTGTGCATATCGTTTCTGCTTCCATACTTTATGTTCTGCCTCTGTCTGACTACAGAAACCCATAAATTATGACTCACTCCAAGTTAGTCTATATTCTATTTATATGTTATCCATTTTTTATTCTTTATATTAGAACGTCCAGTATTTCTTACAGGATCATTATCAACTATTTCTGGTGCTTTTAATTCTATTATATCTGGCATTACAGCTGATAGACATTTACTACATAGGTAGCATTTTGGATCTTCACAGTCACGTATAATAAGTAATTTTTTATAAAAGATTTGATTCTCATATGTAAGTCGATTAATTTCACGAATTCCAGAGTTCCTTTTCATATTTATAATTTAACATTGCCAGAATTTACATTATCTGCTATCTGTTATCGTGGACAGAGAATTGCTGGTCTCTTTTAAATAGAACTGCTAAGAATAGACCTATATAAAGTCCAGTTAACATGTATGAAGTAACAAACAATTCAAAAAGTCTAATTGGCATTTTAACGTGGACAAATTATTGCTGGTCTCTTAAGATTATTATCTTGAAACCATATAGTTACTGAAGTACCCGTACGCCCGTCGGTACAGGTGGGAGCGGGCGTGCTCCCCGAATAAAAGGGTTTGATTGAGCACTAGCTTGTGATGTTGCTCCAATATCATCAGTAAATGCAGCCGTAACAGTATAATTATTACCAAGTGGGAGAGCTAATAGAACTCCACCTAATGACTGAGTAGCTATACAATCAAGTGCTGGATTAGCTGGATCATCCCATGCTATTCGACCAGTAGTTGTTACAAATACACCACCAGCGGGAACAACTAGTTTAGTTTGTCCACAAGTAGCACCAGTTGGTAATGAAATTGTCATTACTTGCGAGGGTAATACTGCTCCGTTCTGTAAAAATTGAATCTTAATACTTACAAGAGCGGCTTGTGCTCCAGCTACGCCGGAAAAAAATAAAATTATAAAGATAAGCAAAGCAATCTTCTTCATCTCAACTCCCCCAAATGATTCCAGCCGATTCTAATATGACTCTGATTTCAATTACTGCAACACTCAATTCACGAGGATGCATTCTATGTTTTAATACTGCTGTAATTTCATTAAGCTTCTGCTCTTTTATAGTTGGCTCTGTTCTTGATAAAACAATAGGATTCTTATTAAATGTTACATCTGATGGAATTTTAACTTCAGCTTTTAATTTTTTTATCTTTTTCTCTATTATTTCCTTTACTATTTTCTTGCTCATAATATCTACTCAATATATTTATTCAACATCTTTATTCACGAGCATATATTGTTTCATAATGATTCTCGTTATTAAATTGTGGTGCATACAGATGAAACTGTGGTGGGTTAATTCTATCTTTATTATTAGCAGTTTCAGCATTAATTACTTTACTCATAGACTCCGCTACGCGAGCAAGAGTTTCCGGCTTAGTAACTTCAGGCAATCTAGTCTTCAGCTCATCCATAGCGGCTATCATAATCCCAGCAGCTTTGCTTTTAATACTGCCGTACTGTAGCTTAGATTCTAAATCTTCTATAATATCTGTGCTTGTTGGTGGTAAGGATGGGATTAAATTGTTATGTTTATTGCCAGGCCGCACAGTGGAACGTAATCTATTTAATAAATTCATTGGAGAATTCATTCGTTCTGTAACTTCTACTTCGTTTAAAATCATATCATTACCTATCTAATTAACCGGAGATGGACAAATACCTGGATTCAGTATACCACGACGCAAGTCGTCGTGTCAAGTCCAAAAAACTCCATAAATCCTAACATAATCTGCAAAGCAGGTGAAATTTTCATTTTTTGAAATCCTCACCATTTGGTGTGATTTTTATTTAATATTATGTATTTATATTACTAGCTTTGATGGAACCAATATTATGAGACTCTTTTATTTTCTCTAACACAATGTTATAGCTAATTAGTTTCTAGTAACCCAATGCTGGGGTCAATCTCCGCGCCAAAGTGTGCATATATGTAACTAACTGTGCAGGGGTGTGCATACGTGTGATGCGCAATCACATGCATTAGCGTGCAATTATATGAATCATTGCACACAATTTCATGGCATGAAATATATTGCACTAATATACGCATGACTATATGATAGTTCATATGACATAGAGTGTATGACAATAGTCGGCATGGTGACAGACTTTGTCTCCCAGCCGCTAACACGAATGCACATGGCTATACATAGATTCACAAATTACCGGCTGGCATGCGTGATGCTCTATATATCCATAGACGAGAGAGCCAAGCAAGCCTCTTGAAAGGGTAACAGACCAAAGTAGATACTCGAAATGGTGCTGACTCAGGCTGATAAGCGCAGCCTATCTAATACCTTAATACGCTGTCTCACGAGATAATGGTGTGATGCTTCAAAGGAAGTAGAGTCTAGTAGACTGGATAGTTGACATAACAGTAATAGGAGATTACAATGTTGATTAGTCCTTATGCTAGACTTCGAATCACAAAAAAGACGGTCAACGGCTTGCGATACAATCGAATCATTCTGAAGCGCAGGCTTAGGATTGCATCGTTTGTGCCAGCCGTTCGGCTCGTCAAAACTTTCAACAATTCACCAAAGGCTAAACAATGAAATCGCTAGCTTATTCTCTCTTACTCATTCACTTCACGGCACTAGCTGTCGTTGTTGCAACTGTTCTTGCTCAATAAATACTTGACAGCGGCTATCCAGTGTATTAGGCTCTACTTCCTTTAGTTAGATAATCTCAGAATGGTAAGAAACATTCATATAGTATGAGTTTATTACCATGTATACAAATATCGTCTGGATTTCTTAAGGTTACATGTAAGTCTAGTCCTAGTATCTTAAGCGATACGTAATAAAAGACTAGCGTTGTAATAGCCGATTCTGGCTTTACCGTGGTCAACATCCGTGAACGGCTAGCCGGTTTCGGTTCGTTCGTTTTCGCTTGACATTGGTTCGCAGTCGTGAGATAATCGTCTCAGTGGTTAGGACAATTAAGTCCGCCACAAATCGAAGGAGTTACGAAAATGGCTACCGAAGCATCTACACCACAGGATTTGGAATTTGAGCGCAAGCAGAAGGAAGCGGAAGTTACCAACAAATCGCGTTCGGGAGTTGGCACTCGGCTTCGTATCGGAAAGACTCGTGGAAAAGCTTCTATTGTTATCGGCTGGGAAGCTTTCGACGAATCGTTGCCGGATACACTGCCCAAGACTATTGAATCTTTCATGGCTATTACATCAGTGAAGGACGAGCCTACACTGGTAGAGTATCTGATTGCTGGATTCAACGACGCTAATTACACTGAGGCTTCCGACCCACTTAAGGAATTTGTTGACCCTACGTGGCCTGGGGATGCTCAGACTCAATTCCGTCTTGTGGTTCGCAACTATAGCCGTGGTGCTATGGTTTCTCTTGAGGATGCAGTTACTCTTATCAAGCCGGGCTTCTCGAAGCAGTTTGCTACTAAGACGTAACTAACTCAACTCCGGCTAGAGAGTAGTAAAAATATATAAAACTACTCTCTAGCTTCTCTCTTCCTTTCGTAAACATTTATCGTTTCTTGCCATTCTCAGATTATCTAATCTTTTTTCTATTAAAACCAAAAGCGAAGCCCGTGCTCGTAACGTCTCGTTTGTGCTCGTTTGTGGTCGTTTGTCGTCGTTCGTTCTCGTCAGGTTTTTTTGGGGGGCGAAAGTCCTCGGCTTCGCCTCGATTTGTTAGGAAAATCACGAGTTTTCGCCTGTTTTGGAATTTTGGGGAGACTCCCCCCCAACATGCCCACCCCGTTCTTCCCTCCTTACCCCTCTCTATACTATCTCTTATCTCTTCTTATATATTTTTTTATATATATATAAGATAGATTAGAATAGCGAATTGGGAAAAGTGCCGGCTTGACATGTTGGGGAAAGTATGGTATAATCGGTTTTGTGTGGAAGTCCTTCGCGCGCAACGACTTACGTCCGCTCGTCCATGCCATACACGCACGAGCACGTCCGACCGCGAACGACCGCAAACGAAATCGTCCGAGCGCGTAGACCGAAAATATGCTAGCTAGAATAGTATTGAGTTAGTAAATGTTAGATAATTCAATTGAGTAGATGATACAGTTAGCCAAGGGCTTATCACTAACAGATAGGCTAATCTCGCGCGGCAATCATCTACTCTATTGAGGTATCTAACAGAGTGTTTCTTTATTAGCGGTCGAAAGGCTAAACTCCAAAGATAGGAGATGCTAATAGAGTAGGTCCATTGAATGGGCGTAAAGGACTCCGCTAAGTTAACTAGTGAATAGACTAGATACCTCTTATACGTAAACTCGATAGGAGACTGAAAGTAATGATTAGAGCAATGTTATCGATTCTTGCAACTGGACTACTCATAGCCGTTGTTTGTTATTGGATTGGATTAAATTAAATGAAAGAAATACTACTAGCAATGCTACTTGCACAAGCTGGTGATTTGGCGACAACGGCTATTGGAATGACAAGTTGTAGTAACCTTAGAGAAGGAAATCCTACACTTAACCGTGCATCAATAAATCATATTGCTGCCGTTAAAGTATCTGCTATTGCAGGTGAAGTAACGATTGCGTGGGGTGCTAATAAGAAAGGTCATTCTGGCGGAGCCAAGGCCGTCCTTATAACTGGAATCGGTATGGGGACATTTGCAACGATTTGGAATACACGCCAGATTATGCGCTGTAAGTAAGATTGACTCAATACCATGAGCTGTCGCTGATGAATATAAACGCTGATGAGACGCTGATGATTATATTATATGGGTGAAATGTGATTGTATACGTAGTTATAAGCAGAGAGACAAATAACATAATCGCAATATACAGCAACTATTCAAAGGCCGTTAAATTGTGGGGATTGGAAAAGTATTATATTACTGATTACGAAGTTTATTAAGTTCACGCTGATGATAGTGAACAGACGCTGATGATTATAGACATAGATGATAATTCGTGAACATTTACGAAGGATGGGAATGCAAGAATTGCAAATTCTATAATGACTTATTAACAAGTTATTGTAGAATTTGTAATGCTTACAAGCCGTTCTGGGTTACGGATGAGTATCAAGCTAGACTAGAAATTAGACGTGGCATTTTTCTCAGCTACGGAATTTATGGAATTATTGAGATAGAAGATAAAGAAAACGAGGATAAAGAATTGACTAAGGAAGAAGAATTATTTAGTAAGTTCTATAATCAAGAAAAAATTCTGGTTAAGGACATGGACGATGTAATGCTACGTGACCATAGGAACGAACTAAGTCAAATAGCATTTGAAGCTAAAGCACGTTTGATAGCTACCGATGATGAAGGTAGAGAGAGAAGTTCTAAATCATCTAAAGGTAAAGAATGGCTAATTCCAGCAGATGGCAGTCAAGTTAATACTGACGCAATTGCAGTAGTTAAGACTCGTGCTGCACGCATGAACAAGATTGAGAAGCTTCGTAAGCAGTTAGAAGAAGCTGGTCTTGATGATGAGACTGTTAATGAGATGGTTAAAAACTTGGAACGTAAGGCTACGGAAAAAGACGTAAAGGCTATTACATTCAATAAGCCAACTGTTGAACAGTCTATCGTAATGGTAGATGTTAAGAAGGAAATTAATGATGAACCAAGAGCAGCATTTGACCCTTCTTCGCTGTTTGGTAAATAGTATTAAGATTTGGTTTCTAATGATAATCATGTTTGCAATGTATAATCAATTCAGAGGTTAAAGTTATGAAACGTGGTAGACCTCGGAAAGAAGTAATAGTAGACAATCCTAAGCCACAATATAGGAAAGTTGATAGATTCTGCTATTCAGCAGATGCTATATGGTGTGGTGATGGCCAATTCAGATGGTGGCAAGAATATGATGATTCTGGATATGGTTGGGATGGTCATTTTGACATTTTAACTAAAGAGCAACTGGAGATGCATATCGATATGTGTCGCAGGCTTGGCATTCCAGTATATGAGAAGTTTTCTGATGATTCGTATGAATACAGAGATAGGATACAAGCTGATGAAAATAAAAGTAGAGCCGTTCTTGATGAAGAAGGGCAATAGAGTAGCTAAAGCAGCTATTGAGTTTGAATCTCAGGACGACTTTTTAGCAGGCTTTCACCTCGTCGGGTTTACAGTATGCGATGATGAAGCCAAGGGACTATTCGTATTATTTCCAGCTTCAATTGTAAACAAAGCTAATCGTGGTGCTGTGAACGAAGTGAACAGCAAGCCGTTCTTTTTTCTGCGACCGAATAGCGAGGATTTAATTGGTAAGTTAGAGACTCTGATTCTAGACCAATACGAAAGTATGATGTCGTTTAATCATCCAAAAGGAAAATAATGTATGTATTACTATTTGTTAATTGAAACTACAGATGGCAGTGATGTAACACTAGTGAAGTTCTTAAACAGAGCAGATGCATTTAAATATATTGAGTTTATGAATGTAACTGATTTTGTGCTGACAGACATTGTAGAGCAAAGTGGAGTTGTCAGCGGATTTGAACCTGAAGATTATGAACTTATAGCAATTGCAGATGTTGAATAGTTATATAAGAAATGAGTTAATAGTATGAGAAAGGCTAATATTAGATACAATAATACAGTTAATCCAAGACGAAAATCTAATAAGCTACGCTTAAGAATGAATAGGGTATCAAAAGCACATAGGAAATTAGATATTGCTCAGAAGATTATCGAAGCATTGACAGATACTCTTATTAAGGTTAAATAATGGCTCTATCAAGTATTATTAAACAGAAATGTCTAGTCGATGGATGTGGAAAGATAGCCGTTGAGAAGTCACGTATTAACTTCGGAACGAGCAAGCTTATCACATTAGAGTGTGGACATGTAACATCAGATGATGTGATGTCTACCGGACAAGATATAGCTAGTATTTTGACTGGTTGCACACTAATGGACTATCAAGTAGAAGGTGTTAAATTCTTGCAGAATGCAAATGCGCGAGCCGTGCTCGCGGATGAGCAAGGGCTTGGAAAAACGATTGAAATCCTAGCTCTTATTAAATTGCATCACAAAGAATTGACTCCAGCCGTTATCGTGGTTCCAAGTAGCGTTAAGCTACAATGGCATCACGAGATAATCAATAAGTGTGGAGTTGAGGGGTTTCTAACACAGGTGATAGACTCTGGAAAGGTGTTAGCAGCTCCGGGATTTGATATCTACGTAACTACATACGATTTGCTGAAGAATGCTGAGACATGCTTTGCAATGGTATCAAATAGCATTAAACTAGTTGTATTAGATGAATGCCAACGTATTAAGAATCATGACACTGGTAGAGCTAAAGCCGTTCAGAAATTTGTTAAGCTCACTAGAGCAGAATGTATTGTTCCAATGTCTGGAACACCAATTGAGAACAATGCTGGTGAGTATTTCACGATTCTAAACTTAGTAGCACCACGTATGTTTCCACAATTTCAGAAATTCATTGATACTGATTGTGATTCATATAACAACGGCTACTCACAGAAGATTGGCGGCTTGAAGAATCCTATTGGATTCCACGAGAAAACGAAGGATTTCATTATCAGACGCAGGCAGAAAGATGTATTGAAGGATTTGCCTGAATTGAGCAGACGATTCTTTCACGTTGAATTAGATAGAAAATTCAACAAAAGATATGCTGAGTTGATGGCAGAGTTAGAAGAAGAATACTATAACGAAGACACTAGTGGATTTGAGAAGCAAGGTAATATGCTTGCAATTATGAATAAATTGCGACAGATTACTGGAATCTCAAAAGTTAGTGAGTGCATAGACTTTGTTACTGAATTTCTACTGAGTTGTGAGCGTAAGATTGTAATATTTGCTCACCATCATTCTGCTGAGGATTTACTAGAAGCTGAGTTGAATAAGTGGTTAGAAGCAACTGGCATAAAAGTGATGAGATTTAGGTCTGGTGATGATTTTGAGTTGAAGGGACAACTATTCAAGAACTCAAAATCTAGAGTAATGATAGCATCAACACAAGCTGGTGGAGTTGGTGGAAATTTACAGTTTGTTAGCGATGCTGTGATGCTAGAGAGACAGTGGAATCCTAGCAAAGAATCACAAGCTGAGAAGAGACATCATAGGTATGGACAGAAGAACGCAGTAACTGTAACATATATGATAGCAAGTGGAACTATAGATGAATACTTCACAGAGCTGGTAGAAGTCAAAAGAGCCGTTATCGGTTCAAGTCTTGATGGTGAAGAGAAGAGCTGGAATGAGAGTAATCTATTGAGTGAGTTGGCAACGGTTCTAGTAACTAAAGGTAAGAAAGCATGGAAACTATAGTTAAATTAAAAGTTAATCCAACTGTAGAAATAGTATTTACTGACTGCTCACCAAGTTATTATCCAGATACTAGAGAGATTGTAATTGCTAATTTAGAAGGTAATGTGAAAGCTGTATATGACGCGGATGAGCTAGTTGGGGAAATTATTTTTAGGTGGTAAATTATGGGATACTTATATTGTTGCGTATGTGAAAGAGAAACGCTACACGAAGAAGTTGACGATGATAAGTTTTACGATTTTGCTCTAGAGTGTATGACTTGTCATGTATTATGGGAAGCTGAGATTCAGTTTGATGGTAGCTTAACGATAAATTAGAAATGAATTATGACTAAACAAGAATTGCAGTTGATTAAAGAGCTTCTACATGCATTGAGAGCTAAGTGCAAGACAGATGCATTGTATAACAGTGCAAATCGAGGCATTGAGATTATTGATAGAGAGATAAATAATGAGCAATAAGTATTTGACACATGAAGAATTGCAGAACATTGAACATGCTAATAAGATTCTAGAAGCTCACTTAGAACTAGTTAAAATGGTAGTCAATGAGTCGGAAGCAATGTTGAATAACTACATCCCAATCATGAAAACATATGTCCATGCTATCATAGATATTCGTAAAATGTTTTCAGATGAAGTAATACACATTGGGCAGAGCACTAGAGAATTGAAGTTGGTTACAGCAAACACACAAAATGTAACAGACTTCTGTAGTGCTATTGTTAAGTTAGATGCTCTATTAACTCCAAGTCCTATCGATAAGCTAAATAGGATATCAAATGACAAATCTTAAACCTGTAACTGAAGGATTCAACAAATTCTGTGGACCAGCAGTATTAAGTATTCTAACTGGTAAGTCTACAGATGAGTGTGCAGATGTAATTAGATATTTTAACAAAGAATACAACGTAGCTGGCGTACAACTAAGTGACCTATTGTTAGCTGCTGATAAGATGGGCTTTGCAAGCATAACAATAACACCATCTGGTAGCCTATTCAGGTCACTAATTACATTAGTTACTCGGAATGGAATGTATATCGTAACAGTTAAGAATCATTTTGTATGCATAGAAGTTAAGGACAGGCAGATATTCTTCTGTGACAATCATACAAAAGAACCTATTCCAGCCGGTAGCTCGGCTAGGTTAGGTCAAGAAGTGCTAGCTATTAATTTGGTTATCGAACGTCCGAAGCCGATTGAGAAACCTAAGCCGAAAGAAGTTAGTAGATCAATTGATACGTTCATAACCAAGAGTCATATTAATGGACTAAATGTAGAGGTTCGTAGGACTATTGAATTTGATGATGGAACATCTAAGATAGAATATATCTCAGGCTTTGATTTAGCCAGCGAAGCTGAGTTGAAAGCAACTGTTCACAGTCTAATTAGTAGAATGAATGTGATTAGAAATGAAGGATTAGATAAATGATAGTTAAAGTTGAACTTCTGTTAGATGTGAATGAGAATGAATACATAACAACAATTGAAGGAAATGGCAAGACAAGATTCATCTGTGACCATGTATTAGGTATTGTGATGGATGTGATTAAGTATAATGATTTTCCTAAATTGTTGGAAGCTAAGGTGAAAGAACATAATGGATAATAAGATATGGTCTGATGATATGGGTGAAATATCTGGATTTGGTGGTTCATATGAGGATGGTTGTAGAGCAATGGTATTAGCCGGTATCAAATGGATTGATGAACATCCAGATGAGAATCTAGAATTTAAAGGGATTAAAGGAGTATTTGGTTTAATTGATACTAATAATCAGGCAGCAGAACAACTTGAGGCTGCTATTATGAATGCTAGATGCATGTTAGATGGTAAAGAGGTTAGGTGTGGCGACGAGTCTACTGGTGCAATGCATCATGCAGCTATTAGTCATTGCCTAGCTTATAAACGAATTGGCTGGGAACAGTATTGTAAAGAATTAAGAGAGAGAACTAAAAATGAGTAAACTTAATATCGTCATGGACATGAGTCAGTATGACATGTTCTTATTGTGTCCATTCAGATTCAGAAATAGATATAAACTAAATTTGGAGCTGCCGAGGCACGAGGCAAAGACTGACGCATTAGACCGTGGAACACTGGTTCACGTAGCATGTGAAGTATATTATGAAAGCTTACGTTCTGGTGCTAAGTATGATTATGCTGTTAATTCGGCGCTGATGAAGCTTAAGGAAGCATTTGTATTGGAATCTAATTTAGATAATGATGAAGCTAATAGACTTGTAGATACGATGGAAGAGTATTTTGATTACTGGCGAGTAGCTGACCAATCATTTGAGATACTTGGAGTTGAAGAACCATTTCTATATTTGTTGCATGAAGATGATGAAGTTAGAATTCATCTAGCCGGTAAAATAGATTTACGTATTCGAGATAACAAATACGAGAACCAACCATACGACCACAAATCGTTTTCACGTAGCGGACCAGTGAATAGTCTGAGTAATCAATTTAAGAACTACTGTATCGTAGCCCAGTCTAATATCCTAGTAGTGAATAGAATAGGTTTGCAGAAAACATTAAAGCCACATGAGAAATTCTTACGGGTTCCAGTTAGTTATGATCATTTAGTATTTGAGTCATGGAAGAAGAATGTGATTGCAAATATATTTCATTATGTACAGTGTGAAGCTGAAAACTATTGGCCAACTAACGAAACATCTTGTGATAAATTTAACAGGCGTTGTGAATATTATAATGTCTGCGAGAGCAGCGGCGAAGCCGCTAAAGATTTCAAATTGATGAATAATTACATTAAGATTGAACCGTGGGATGTCACGAAAGTCTTACGTAAATCAAGTGAGGTATTAGCAGATAAAGAGAAAACTAATGCCAATAGTAACCCTGTGTAAGTCGTGTAATACAATTCATAGAGACATTATTGACAGATGCAAGTACTGTGGCTCCCAACATGTATCTGTTAAATTTATAAATGAATCTATGATTAAACATAAAGATAATAGAGATTTCATAAAGGATGAGAATGGTCATGGCAACAAAGCACATTCATAAGTTGAAGAAGCATCGTTATAAGACTGGCATAGCTGTATTTTTCTGCACACTACCTGATTGTAACTATAAGATTGAAGCACCTTTATCTTTGGGTAAAGAGAGCATCTGTAATATTTGTAGCGAGCCATTTATTATGAATGAATACACATTGAAACTCATCAAACCTCATTGCATGAATTGTGGACGTAGAGAAGTTAAAGATGCTAATGGGAAAAAGCATTATATTCGTAGGGTTGGCACTACTGTATTGTCTAGTATTGCAGCAGATGAAACAAATAGTCTTAAAGATAGACTTTCGAAAGTTTCTCCGGCAGTTCAAGTTGAGGATGACATCTAATCCATTCTGTAAGCATAAGGATAAGATTTTGACACATGATAGTGATAGATACTATCTTCAATGTATAGATTGTAATTGGAGGAGTTCTGGATGGAAAATAGAAGATGAGGATAATATATGAAAGCTAGTGACATTATAGTTGACAGTCATACAAGCATCTTATTGAAAGCTCCATTTGGGCATGGTAAGACTATTGCACTTGGATCGTTCGCGATAGAAGGACCAATCTATTTAGCTTACTTTGACAAGAAGAAGCCAATAGAGCTAAAGACATTCTTCATGCAGTTTGGAGCCGTTGGTAGAAAGATATTATCTAACATTGAATATGATATCTTTAGCTCATCCAACGCCAATGAGTATCTTAACAAACTTATGCAGTTGTCTAAAGACTGTAGATATTTCGCAGTTGGTACAGACTCTGTAACTAATCTCACTTCAGCCGCTGTCAACTGGAGTCTTGGCTTTCGAGATAATAAGAAAGCTAAAGACAAAGATAAGATGATGCCAGACTTTGATGAATACAAGGTTGAAACTAGTCTTGTCACCCAAGCATTAGATATTTGTCGAACCCTACCATGCCACATTCTGTGGACTGCACATCCAATCCCAGGCATTAAGATTGAAGGTTCTGGAGCATCTATTAAGGTCACCAAAGTTAATCCTATTGTTACATACGGTTCAAAAGTGGCTGGTATTGTTCCAGGTAACTTTTCTGAGATATATCATTTTACTAAAGGTACTGACTACGATACCACTACTGGTAAATCTAAAATTAAGTATGGTGTATCATTCGATGCAATAGGAGATGATTTCGCCAAGTCTAATATTGGTCTTAAAGGTGAGATAGATATTACTGACAAGTTCTTCTACGAGGTGTGGAAGGAACGTGTAAAGTCTCATATGCAGGAGCTTGAAACAAATGAAGTAAATGACAAAGCCGCTAATCCAACTGCATCCTCTATCAATCCATTTATCCAATTATCTAATCCAACAATTCCAATAATCACAGACAGTCGAAAATGGAACAGTGAAAAAGGAGTCTACGAATGAGAGCAGTACTCACACCAGATGACTTGAAAAGGGGTGACTTGGCCGAAATTGGATGGCATCCAATGGAAATTACTGATTACACAGAGAAGGAAGCAGATACAGATGGTAGCACTAACTGTATCTTCAAATTCAAAATCATTGACGGTCCAAACAAAGGTACGCAGCCTACTAAACTCTTTAATGAAAAGGCTTTAGGTTTTGGAAAGTCTTTGTGGGCAGTTCTATTTGGACCACCAGACCCAATTAAAGGATATGACACTCAACTTAACTCTGAGTCATTTAAGGCTCAGGTTGGTAAGAAATTGAAGGGTTATGTCAAACGTGGTAAGAGCAACAAAGGCAACGAATTCAACGACGTTGTTGATTTCATGCCTTTGGGCTAAGATAGATTAGTAGAGTTTTGTTCTGGATATAACTCGCCCAAGTTGTATGAAACTAGAACAAATAGTGCATTTTGGGGAACTGTTTTGGCACTTGTAAACTAAAACAGAACAATTAAAGGAGAACTAGAGAATGACTAAACAAGAATATGAAGAAGAAATTTCGAAACTCAATTCGGAGATACAAGAATTACAAAATTTAACAGATGATATGAATAAGCAAATTAGAAAAGTAATACGTTTAATAGATTATCTTCCAGATGTAGATGAATTAGATGATGACAATAAAGTTAATGAGGGATGATGATATTATTCATGTATTATGAGACAGATGGAGATTCTGGATATTATGGCATCAAGCTGTTTTCCACAATGGACAAAGCTCTAGCCTATAAGAAATTCAAAAACAATGCATATGGTAGAGTTACTGATGTAGGAGTTGATGAGGCTATGCCAATAGAAGAAGTTTTATGTCCTGAGTGTAATAAGAAAATGAAATCACGTACTGGTAAGTATGGTGTCTTTTGGGGATGTTCAGACTATCCTAATTGTAGAGGAACTAGAGATTCAATGGGACGTTCTAAGGCTGAGAGAGATGCAGCAAAAGAAACCGAAGAAGAAGTTGAGCCTTCGGCAGTAGATAAGATAGCAGAGAATGACAAATATAGGTTTAGGAAAGAATGACCCATCCACTTAAGAAACTCGATTGGCTTGAAAGAGCCGTTGAAGTTAATAAGTTCCACGTAACTCAATGCAAAGACGAACCTAAATGGACGATTCAAAAAACGGCTGATGCTCTGAATCGTTCAATAGGTTCTATCTCTCAAGATTTATTATTAGCTAGCTGGTGTAAGACTCACGAAAAACAATTGAGGCGTTGTGGTAATATGAAAGATGCACTTGCTTTCGTCAGAGATAAAGAACGGGAGATGAAGTTGGGTGAGATATAATGGATGATTTAGATATAATAGATGATCCATATAGAAAATGTGAAATTTGTGATGTAAAGTATCATGAGGAGTTTGGTGGGACTTGTATTAAATGTGATATTTGGATATGTAATAATTGTTGGTCGGAGCATAAGCTAGAGGAGGGGCATTCGTAGTGCCAAGTCACCCAGATAGAATTAGGCAGAACTACTGTGAACACAGATGGCCTCACATGGATATAGCATTATTCTTGGATTATCCAGACCTACCAGATGGCCGTAAATGTATTAAATGTGGAATAGATTGGAATAAAGCTCATCCCGAAGTGATTATCATATCAGGTCCAATTACTGCTGATTCTAGCTGGA